AGCACCGATATCAGTAATAGCAAGATCACCAATCGTTTCGCCTGAAGATACAACCGCAGCCTTAAAAAGGATGTCGGTTCCATCAGCTACATAAGCCTTAATATCAGAGGCAGCGGTACTAGCAGGAAAATACTGCTTAAAAGTAACTTGCTCTGTATTAGGGTCTGTAAAGGTACAACCTAAAAAGACACCGATTGGTGTCATGGCAGCGTCAAACGTATCACGCTCAACGGTACCTCCGGTAACGAGTTTTACCGCGTCCCCATAGAAAATGTTAGTTCCGTAGCCACTAGCAATAGAGTATTGCCGAGTAGTACCAACAAAAGGGACACCGCTTAACAGTTTTACCGGAACCAGCCCGTAAGGGGCATCAATAGTAGGATAAGCCATTGCTTATTCGCTCCTTATCTAAGTTCCATTACCGAAAGAAACCTTCGTTTTCCTATCATTGAATATAGGCATACGAGGATCACTTTCTCTCATAAGGTTGTTATCCACCGATTGCATCTGCGAGTTTGTTTGTGTCTCGTAATAGTCATTACGTTCTTCAACTAACTCAACAGGAGCTTTACAAAGCAACAAACCACCAATAACTACGTTGTCCTTGAACCTTTCTTGCTCAATGTCAACGAGAGTTATTTCAGGGTGATCTACAGCTTTCACTGGTTCCCAACCTTCTCGTAATTTAGAGGAGACATTAGTGGCATCAACATTCCCACGAGAACTTACACGTATCCAACGAAACGCATACCCTTCTTCAGGCTCTGGCGATGGAAGTGTTTCCGGTCGCTGCCAATGCCTTTTCCGAGTAGTGCTTTGTCGAGTCGTTTGTTCACGATTGATTCTGTTTGTAGCCATCATTGTTTCCTCATCTCTATAGCAACCTGTTCGGCGTACTGTTTTGGCGTAAGTCCAAGTCTCTTAGAAATAGATAACTGTGATTGCGTTAACCTAATTTTCTTAGGTGCTGTGCTCCGCGTTGCGGGAGCAACCACATTTGTCTGTTTCTTACGTGGCTCAACTTCTACCTCAACTTCCCCAAACGCATCAGGGAATATTTGTCGCATACGAGAATCAATCCTCTCGTAGTATTCATCGGTTTGGGGATCAGCCCCTTCCTTGACAAGTTTATTATGCAACCCCAGCGCGAAACTTGTCATTTCATCATCTTGTCCGAACCACCTGTTGGACTCTGCCCAACGACTAGCTCGTTCATCTACAATAGGTGCTGGAGCGTAAGATTCCTGTGTTTCTTCTATTTTTACAGGAGTTTCTGACGGTTGTAAAGCCTCTGGACTCATTTCCGACAACCTATCTGCCTTAACTTTGGCACTGGTCATCTTCTCTTGGGCTTCAACTAACTTGTCAGAGTCTCCCTCTTCGTAAGCCATCTTATACGCACGTTTTGCTAGGATCATCTCTCCTGCCGCTGTGCGTTTAGCTTGCTCTAGAAGTGCCTCTTGGTTTTTACTAACTGTTCCTTTAAGGCTTCTATTCTCTTCAATAAGACGTTGCGCCACTTGTTCAAGCTCTTGACGCTCTCGTTCAGCAGCTTCTTTAGCGCGGCGTTCATCGTGGTAACCTTTGCTGAAATGTTTAATCCGTTTACGAACTTTTTCACTATAGTCTTCAAGTTCTTCGTCAGTGACATCTTCAGGCGGTTCAGACGGGGTACGACCTCGATCAGCTTGAGGCGTATCATCAACCACTTCAATTTCAAACTCTTCGTCGTCTTCAGTACCCAGATTTGCATCTTTTGCTTCTGTTTCACGTGAAACCTCCTTCGGTTCATCGAACGGACTAGTAGCACTAGACTCCTCTATTTCGATTTCTGTATTGGTTTCTTCTGCGTCAGGAAACTCAAATTCTACTTTCTCAAATCCCATGATGACTCCTTATGCTCTAGTTATGCCAGAAGGATCAGGAACGACAGCTTCTATAGAATCATCGTTCATAAGACGGTACTCCGTACCCCCTATCCTAAACCTTGTACCCGAATTAGCACGAAACATAACGTAATCCCCTTGTTTGCACCAAGCACCTGTAGGGAAACGGTCTTTATCGACGTACGCTTGATCCCCCATATCTACTACTAATCCAATAATAGACATGACATGCTCCTCATGCATTGTCCTTGAGGACTTTACAAGGTCACTATCGTCGTATGTTTCTTTAATCTGCGGGAGAGCTACAAGTACCCGATACCCCACAGGTACGGGTAACAACTCCTCCAGTTGTTCATCAGTCAAGATTTCAGCTTCACTCATCGTCATCTTCCATGTAATTGCGCGAGAGGTCTTCTACATAGTTCATACAGGTTTCCAGACCCCGAATCATACCTGTAACTTCTTTGTACTGGGCGAAGTCTTTAGCTCCCCCATTACCCAGAAACTGTAGTGCAGAGGTTTTATCCACCTCGATTTTATCTTTAAGCACGTCTAAGACGGTTTTAGCCATTAGTCACTCTTCTTTTGTTGCTCCATAAGCCGTAATATCTCAAGACTGAGTTTATCTTGCTCTTGGGTTGTCTGTGCAGCTACACGTAGCCCCTCTTTCTGAGCATCTAGCTCCATTTCTTGGGTATCTAGTCCTAGCTGTTTGGTCTTAAGTGCAGCATCAAGTGCTTCTTTTTGCGAGATGCGATCTTGCTCAACTGCCCGTAATTGCAACTCAGCCGCATCTTTAGCGGCTTTACGCTGTACTTCTTGCTCTTTAATCGCCACTTCCTTCTGTTGTAACTGGAATATAGGATCTTCAGCTTGTTTTTGGGCTATTTGTTGGGCTTGTTTCTGTTGGTTTGCTTGACTTAACTGTGTACCCGCTTGGGCTAGCAGTTTCGCCAGTGTTATTTCTATGCTCTCAGGCAACTCTTTATCCAATGGAGGTAATTGTGTTCCAAGTTGCTCCTCTATCTGCTTACGGTACTGGAACCCTAAATGCTCAAATAAATGAGCTTGTAGTGCTGCCATAATAGGCTGTCCTTGGGGGTTCTGACCGATCATCTGCGCTACCATTGGGTCTTGCATGAACGCTTGGTGCGTAGCGATATGTGCGGCGTGATCCTGATGGATAAACGCTTTGATAGGTGTACCCGTTAACGCGTTCATATTCTCACTAACTGGGTCAATAGGTCTAATGTCATCTTCTACAGGTACAAGTTTGTCTGCGTTCTTAACCCCTAACACTTCAATCATCTGCCTGTGAAGCTGTGGCAGATCATATATTTGAGGGGCTGCTTGGCTCATCTGGAGCACTGCTTGGTACTGTACCACTCTCTGTGCCATTGTGGAACTATTTGGATCACTAACAGGAATAACTTCTACCATCATGTAGTCTGCTACACGGGCATTGACCTCACCCCTTTCTGGTATATAGTCATACTCAGTCGCGGCATACTCAGACATAATGTGCTTGAGTAGCTTAAACTCCTGCTTCATCGCATAGTGCACACGGGCTTGTACTGCCGCCATAGGCTTCAAAGTACGTTCTAGTAGTGCCAGTGTTGTTCCCACAGGTGCATTAGCAGACATATCAGAGATGTTCATATCACTGATAGCCCCTAACCGCTTACCTTCGGCTGTTATCTTATCGAGCAACGCCAGAAGTGTTTGGCTTGGCTCTTTGTAGGGAAGTGGCATAATGTTGTCTTTAATACTGCCAGACGGAACATCTACATCCTTGAACTCTCCCGGTTCTATGGGAGTATCGTCGCCTTTAATACGTAGCCCACGAGACTTTAAACCCCCCGGAAGATTAGAGAGCGTACCCGCATCTACTAACTGACGGATGATAGACGTACCCGCTTGGGCGTAACCACCAATGATATGAATCAACCCAAGACCGTAAAACCCGAATCCCGGCACATATACATAATGAACAAAATGATTTCGTTTGAGGAATAGTGGGTCTTCTTCTGACCAATTCCTACGAATTGCTAAGACGTTATTAGTACCACGCTCGATGGTCACCACGTACGGCTTGGCAATCTCCTCTTCATCCTCGTCAATACCGGGGATAACAAGATCAGCGTGCACTTCAAATACGGCATATCGATCATCATCTGTTATAGAGTAACCGCCTTCTTCCGCTTTACGTTTCTCTATATCTGTATGGTAAGGCTCTGGATCACCTAGGTTAACATCCCGATAGAACCCTATAGATTGGAGCTTCCTCAACTCATTCTTAGTCTTCCGCATAACGTGCGTAACACGTTCAGCAGTCTCTACATGAGATGCGCCATAAGGCACAATGACATCTTCTGCGGGTATGTAGATAGCAACCTGACGACCTAAACTTGGATCATAGTACACCTTCTTGAACGCAGACCCCGCCAACCCTAGGCTGTAGAGCATCCGTTCATGTTCAGGGCGGTACTCAACCATCCGCTCCGTCAACTCATAATTCATATCAGCCTTCACCCTATTAGCGGCTTCGGCTTTTTCCGGTGTCTCTTCTCCTAACACCTTTACACGTACTGGGCCAGCCGCTGGGAATGTTTCGCTCATGGTTTCCGCTTGGAACCGTATGGCTGCTTCGGCAAGTACTGTAGAGTACACACCGCAAGCACCTTCCCAAGGGTCAGTGCGTTCTTCGTACTTAAACCCAAGTACATCTAATCCTTTAACAAAAGTATCAGCCCAATCTTTCCTACTATCGGTATCGGCATCTATCTGCTCTATGAGGTCTTCTGCGAGTCCCTGTAACTCGTTATCGTCAAGAGCTTCAGCAAGGTTAGCGTCAAACCCCATCAAATCGCCTACATTGGCATCAGGGATAAGTGTGATCTCCATAGACCCATCATCCAACACCACCATATCTGGATTAACGATTTCAATCTCTAACCCTTCTCCAGATTCGTCAATCTCATCTAACCCTTCTGGTGCTGCGTATAACCCTTTCTCGATTGCCATTAGTAGTGCTCCTAAATTAGTCTTACACGCCCGCCATCACGGTAGTCTTTAGGCATTTCAACAGTGCTCTGTTGCTTTCTCAATGCCACCTCCCTTGCTTGTTTTGCTTCCATCGACTCTGCCGCTCTAGCAGCCTCTGCCGCTCTCTGTTTAGCCTCGTCAGGAAAATACTCATAAAGTATATGCTCTTCCATATCAAGCAAAGCCTGATTATATTCTTCAGGGGTACGATAATTACCTTCTTTGGCTTCATTGATATAACGTCGCACCAGAGGTCTTATGTCAGCAAAAGCGGTCATATCTCCTCTCTCATGGAAAATCTTCGTAGCTAAACTGGCGAAGGGTTCAGCATTTTTAAGATCGATATCTTTACCTACAAATTGTGAGTCACGTGCGTACTCTTCCATAACCTAACCCCTTAGTAATATCGTTTTGTTCGGTTACCTTTGAAGTATTTAACCTCATCAGGCTCGTCACTTGGTAGGCGTATAAACCCACCATTCCTAAACCTCATCAAGGCCATTACAGTACTATCAACTAAATCATCGTTACTCGCAAAGGGAAATCCCGCTATCTCTTCAATCACTTCTTCTGCCCATCTTGTTTCAGGCATCCAGCAAAGCCCTGACGCTACGATGTCTGCAACGGAGTTTAACCGCGCCAGCTTATCACCACTACCCCTATGAGGGGTAAATTCCTGCACAGGTAACCCCATACGGCGCATCTCTTGATATAATGCCACACCAGAACTCTTCTTTTCTACAATAAACGCGTCAGGCTCCCACTCCTCATACTGATCCATTGCTAGATCCTTCAGATCAGGGAACTCCAATCGTTGTTTAATACTGTTAAGCAGGATGATGTGATGAGCATTTGCCTCTTCATTGACAAAGACTCCCCACGTAGTTAATGCGGTATAGTCAGCCCGATTATGTTTCTCCGCAGCAGAGTCTAACGACATGATAATGTATTCACAGTTAGGAGGCTCTTCTCCCTCCCATATCTGCCACCACTCCCGCTTAACGAGTGCGGCTTCTTCTGCGGTTGGCTGTTGCTGGTACTGAGCATTCCACTGAAACACAGGCATTGACGCTTTCGTTCGTAACAATGCCTCCAGATCAAAAAACTCAGGCCATAGCGGTTTCTGTACTGGTTCCCCTTCCTTATTCGTAGTATCTAAAATAGCTGGAAATTCAACTACTTCAAACTCATCAGCACGATCATTCTGCGCCATATCCTTAATGACACGTCCGGTCAGATCATCTAAGTGCCAACGTGTTTGTATGATGGCTACTCTTCCTCCCGGCATAAGTCGAGTACGTGCACCGAAGGTATACCAATCATATGCTCTGGCAAACGCTATAAAATTCCCATTGATCACGTCCTGCTCAGAGTGAGGGTCGTCAATCAAGAGCAGATCAGCACCACGTCCTGCTAGGGCAGAGCCTACGCCCGTTGCGTAGTACTCGCCACCCACATTCGTGTTCCATCGCCCCGCTGATTTAGAATCAGCAGCAAGGCGTACCGCTGGAAAAATAGCTTTATATGCATCTGTAGCGATGAGGTTTCGTACCTTTCTACCGAAATCTACAGCTAAATCGGTCGTATGGGAAACCATCATTACTTTCTTGTCTGGATTACGCCCTAAAAACCATGCTGGATAAAATATAGAGACTAACTGTGACTTACCATGACGTGGTGGTATGTTAACACATACTCTGTCTTTGGCCCCGGCTTCTATCGCCATTAGCATATCTGCGAGGATTCTATGGTGCTTACCCACAATAAAATCTGACATCATGGCCTTGCAAAACTCAATCAGATCGTCAAACGCAAGCTGGTTTGCCCTTCTGGTTGCTAGCTCATCCACCATCCTCTCAATCTCAGCCACCTCATCAGGGGTGTACTCTTCGAGATTGTCCAACATCACCGCAATCTCCTCGTCAGAGAAGTCAAGGACTACGGCTTCACTCATTTAGACGCTCCGTACATCTCTTCCTCTACGTCTATCACCGTCCCCTCAAACTCAACAGCCAGTGGTTCCTGTTCTTGAGGGTTAACCCATTCGGCTTCCTTGGTATTGTCAGGAAGAAGGTCAGGTTCTACCTCTTTAACCAGTTTTTCCAGCTTTTTACGTAAGTTTGCCCGTAGATCGTCAGTGCTCTGATGCGTTATCGTGACCTCAGACTTCTCTGCGAACAGCCCAACGTCCGATATCTTCCCTAATAACTCCAAAGCGCGGAGTCTGACCTTGGCATCAGGGTTATCTGCCTCCAAAATCAGCTTATTAGTGACCAAATGCCGTATTTGCATAGCCGATTCTGCCACTGATGTCCCAAATTCCTGCAAAATAGAGTTAGTGAGT